TTCTGCGCGTGAACGCTCAGCCTTAGATGCGGCGACCTTTTTATCGTCCGCCATAGACTGAGCGTTTAGCTTAGCTTCCTCTTCACGCAGATCCTTAAGGGCACGTTGTGCCTTCTTAGCTTCTCGGATCAGGTTTTCGAATTCACCGATTGCACGATAACGAGAGACATGCTCTGATCCAGTAGGACTAGTCACGTGCAACCTCCAAGGTTTCGGTTAATCGTGTCCGGGCTTACCTTTTTCTAAGGCACTTCCGAACATAGCTAACATATGACTACTGTTAGCATTAGCGTCTGCGGCAGCTTCAAGGTTTCTCTTAGCAGCTAATTCTTGAGTTTGAGCATTCAAAGGCAATCCCTTGTTAACCGTAACTGGTTTCATTTGTGCACTTTCACCAAATTGCTCGTACTCTTCCTTATCTATCGTCAGGTTAGATGCAAATTTCATAAGCTCTTCGTTAGAATTGCTCCCGGCAGCCGCAATAATCATAGCTAAACTTCTAGTCTGCCAGGATAGCTCAAGGCGATGGTTGCGTAATTTCTGTGCTTTGTCCTCAGAAATTAATGCTAGTATCTGCCTAATTCTTCTCAACGTCTTATTAAGAATCACATCATCTTCCCAACCATAAGTTGAAGAGATGATGTGAAACGCACGAGATACAGGACCAGATAATTCTATTCCTGGAATATCTGGTATCAGATTGGCGATTACTGAGCTGGACTGTCCGAGATCTGGCCTGTCTTCTTCGCTAGGTCGAACATTGACATTAGACGTTTTCCCAATGCTTGTAGATCATTAGCCTCTCGTGAAACAATTGTCTCCACTAAGGTAACCATATCTTCAAGCTCAGGATTGTCTAATTCTTCAATGAGCTGCTCAGTCAATTCAAGATTAGCTGCCTTCTCTTCCTTGGACAGCTTTCTACCAGACTTGGTACCTTCGGCTTCAGTAATGGAAAGAAGGAACTCAATAACTTCATCTTCGGCATCCGGAATAGCATATCCGACTAAAGCAATAAGCTTAGATCCGAACTGCTCTGGGGTATCGTCACCAGAAAAGTTAAGGTTCATAAGGAGCCCACCAGCTCCGTGTGTAATAATACGTAAAAGCTTGAAGAACTGACGAGACTTCAAAGGAAGAATTCTTACCTTGAAACCTGTAGATAGCTCTACAACGTCACCTTCATTAATGATTACTTCTACGTCTTTTTTCTCTCGTGCAGTTGCCATTATTGCCTCCAGGGGCTACTAGGACTTATTGTTTTTGGTTGGATTACGCTGCGCGGTTAACTACACGGCCAATGGCACGCTTAGCTAGTGTTACACCCTTTTCGTCCTTGTCTGAGATAACTGCTCGACCTGTGTAGTTAAGCAATAGACCAGACTTGTAAGATGGGCCTGTGAAGTTAATAGGACCGAAGATAACCTTGTAAAGGATGAAGTCCATAACTCGAATAGCTCCATCAGAGTCCTTTGAAGGGACACGAATAAGCATAGGACGTGCTGGCTGGTTTACAGAATCTTCTTCCCATAGACCCATTTCATAAGTAGTTCCAGCACCTGAACCTGAGCTTGTCAAAGTAGCACCAGAAAGCAACGAAATAGTCTGGAAAGGAAGGTATCCAGCTTCAACAGTAACAGTGGCAAAGTTTAGCCAGAACCATGATGATAGAACATAGTCATCACCGGTGTTGTCGTAGTTACCTGTATCGGCTGCGATAGTTCCTGAACGTACGCCGTAAATATCACCGAATTCTTCTTCAGTACCATCAGTTCCATCTAGGATAGCTGCATGGCTAATTGAAAAGCCTTCGAAGTTAGATCCTGCCATAATTTAATCTCCTTAGATTTATTTAGGCAGGAGACTGCCTAATTACCAATCACTTAAGTAATCGGCTAAAGTATTAAACTGTTACCTTGTTATACACGCACTTACCTGAAGTATCATAATAATGTAAGAATCGCCTTGCACCAGGGGCTCCATTTTCTCTAGCCCACTTAGCACAATCTGCACAAGCTATCTCCATGTATGTACCTGGCTGTGGCATATGCTCTACTCTGAGAATCAAGAACAGTTTATTGAATTTACCTGGACATCTGATTTCAATACCATCTTTTACCCAAGCTGGATCTCTATCTGAATAGACTAGGGTGCCATCCTGTTTTCTAAAAGCTCTCATTGTTAGCTCCTGACATTAGTGCCTTATGTAAAATTTCGGTACCTTTGCCTGGTACTAGTTCAGATACCTTTCGGTAAAGATGATTAATCTTAGTGTCCCAGCTCATTGTCTGAGGAATAATTTGTGAGGCTAAATTAGCCTTAGCCTTGACCTCATCTCGATTGCGGAAAGTGTGAAGCATAAGAGCCTTCATATGATCCTTATCGGCTCTAGCATTAGATACTCTAGGATTTCCGTCTAGGGGCATTAGTTTGTAATCTAGAGGATAGGCATACTCTGGAGATAGCCATCCAGTATGACCGCCCCAATTAGTAGCAATAACTGCTCCACCCATTGACTGAAACTCTAATGCAGGCATATTTTTACCTTCTCCACGAGAAGGAGCACACAATACATGCTGAACAGAATAAAATTCTTTTAGGACATCTTCTGGCCATGAGTCGTAGTGAACTCTTAATTTAGGTACCCACTGCTCCATAGCTGAATGTAGTCCTGGGGCAGTAGTCTTAAGATGAAGTTCGGCAGGTTCAAACTCTTCAGGATACTCTTCCTTGAGTTCTTTGAATGCCATGATAGTCACAAACGGATCTTTTCTGTCAGACAGAACTCCACACATAGCAAAACCGAATCGCTTACTGTGCCAGTCTTTTTCTACTTTAGTCCAGTTATCAGGAAGGTATCCACCTTGAAGTACACCTACAGATGTTTTAGGTCCTGCATAAGGTCTAAAACAATCAGCAGTAACTTGATCATATCCCAGCACCAAATCATAGTTTGTTAGTGCCTTTTTTAATTTGGATCTACCTTTAAGATTATTTAAAGAGGTATATTCCCACATAGTCCAAGCAACTGTAACTTTAGAGCCTCTACGCTCTTCATTCAGTAGACCGAGTTGTGCTGGATCTACATGATGAATCATCAAATCAAATGGAGCTACAAGACGCTTAGTCAGAAGCATAGCAATATCTTCTGGAAGCGGAGCATCCACGTGTGAAGGCTGAAGATAAACATCAGCGCCACTGTTCATAAAGGCTCGGGCAATACCAATGCCGTCATTGCCATACCCTGAGTAAACACTCATAGGGGCCTTCAATAATACCTTTAGCATTTATCCTCCTGGGATCTGGTTAGCTAAAGGTATTATCGGTTAGAATAATACTGAGTAGTTTACAGTAGCAATCTGAATTCCATCGCCATCAATAACAGATACAGGGGCACTCAAATCCCCAATTCTGTCAGAACTGATGGTCTTAATAGTACTCCACATAACAGGTTCAGGATCTGTACGATGTAGGAACTTATCCAATACAATGAACGTATCATTGATCTTTTCTGGCACTGTCGCAGGCTGAGTAAGATTACCTATAGCATCTCTAATACCATTAGCCCAAATAGTGACACGAAGTCGTCTAGCTCGAAACCTAGTCAAGGAATTAACTGCTAATGGTCCACCGTCTTCAACAACAATAGCGCTGACAGCAGAATATTGATTGTCTTCAAGATTGACAATGATTTCATTACGATAGATGAAAGGTCCTTCATCATTGCTTCCTACTGATGCAGTAACTTCAGGTAAAGTCAGAAGGTAGTTGACCGCTGCTCTTTGAATCGTTTCAGCCATTATCAACCCTCCAAGAATTCTGTCATCGCCTGAATGTACCCGTCACTCAATCTTTCTGCTGGCTCAAGGAAATCGTGAGCACCGTCTCTTTCACGTTCAAACTCAGCATAATCTACTGGGTTATGAATAAATCCTGGTGATGGACCACCATAAGTAATATCACCAACCCAGGAATTATTGTCCATCTTAAACTCGGACCTACCTGAACCCTTAAGAGATCTAGTAATAACGTGTACGGCTGCCTGAGTGGCCCTGAACTGGTCCTCTAGAACTACTTCGAAGGCAAGTAGATCTGCGCTCGTCGGACCAGCGGCCAGACGGTTAACTTCAGTATCAATTCCAGCTATATATCTTTCTACTCTTATCATGTTACGGCTCCCGAAGGATAAGCGAATCCTGCTTGGTTTACTTCATGGATCTGTACTTCAATATGATGTGATCCAGAAAAACCTTGCGCCTCATCAGGTCGCATCTTTAGTAAAAACATAGCACCAAGATGTGCGCCACTAATGACCTTTACAATCTGGCCGCCCTGCAATGATGGAGTATTACTGCATAATAGAACTCCAGTTCTATCAGGGGACCTTCCTGCAACAATAGGTGCCGGAGCATCTTTTCCAGGACGCAGGAAGATGAGATCCAACCTACATTTCATTTCTCCAGGAGCACAAGTTGGATCAAAGACAGCTGTAGATTTTTCCCATGCTTGTACTCTAGCGCCCTCAACAATACTTGTTGTAGCTACCAGAATTTCTACTGTAGATGAAAATAAGTGTCTCATATCTCCTGCTTAGTAAACTCTATTATAGTCTTCAGGATTCCAAGTATCAATTTCCCAGGTACCTCGATAATCAGGTTGGGTTCCTGATCCTCCTACAATTTTAGCCTTACCAGTAGAAGTAATTTCTATTCCGTCCCACTCCATACCAATAATAGACCCTGAATCGGTTACGCCAGAGCCAGAAGCCTTCAACTTACTAACAGCCATATCAAACCAAGTAACACCAGTATCAGTACCCTTTTTAACAGATTTAGTCATTCTGCTATAAGAATAAGATCCAATGCTTTCAGACTGGAATGGTGACGCTGTTGATTCCTTATATGGCTGACTTAAATAAATACTATCAGCCATATCAAGAATTCCATAAGTAGCTAATTGATATAGGCTTTCATCTTCTGGATATGCATCTAGTCCAGTAGCTAACATGAAAAGTAGAGTAGCTTGAGTTAGCGCCTCGCCAGCAAAGTCGCCAAACGTACTACTTGGCCTGCCTGTAAAGGTAGCTAATTGACCTACTGTAGGTGACGCTAAACTCATGACTTACCTCTTCTCAAACTTTACTTTACCCCAACGCTTAATTTGAGCTTCATCACTCATATCCATCCAAGCCTTAGCACGATCCTTAGGCACTTCAGTTTCTTCTCCTTTTTTCCATACACGCTGAGCGTATGTTAGTCCTGTCTCCAGGAACTTTAGGGTGAAGAAATCGTTATTATCTTCCTTATCTTCTGATCTTGCATCAAGAACGGCTGAAGTCTGACGACGCCTGTTCTTCTCAGCATCATCGGTATTAACAACAATTTCAGGATGTGGTGACTTACTAATATCAAAAGTTACTCCACTTTCAGAAGTAACAAGCTGAGGATCTGGATCTCTGTTTACTGCACTTGTACCAGGATGTTCCTGATTAACTACAGTCTCATCAACTTCCATTGCAGGCGCAGCTTTTGCTACAGCAGGTGCCTGCTTTTCTTCAGTTGAAGGTCTGGCTGTTTCACTAGTGCCAGGATTTTCCTGGTTAATAACTGTCTCATCTACCTTTGCAGGTACTGCTTTTCTTGGTCTTGCCATGTCTACTCACACCTCTCGGTTAGTCTTTTCTTTCGTCTTCAGTTACATCGGAATATCTGTTTGCTAACCTTTTTCTAATTCCTGCTCCGCGCTTACCAAATTGAACTTCAAGGAATCCAACTACAGCAGCCAGCATAGAGATTCCTAGAATCCAGAACATGATTAAACGAACCCATTCAACAGCGGGTAAAGGGATGTCCCAGATACGAAGAGAAACATAAGAACACAAAAATGCGACAGCAACCATGTGAATTGCAATAAGCGTTCCTGTAAAAGACTTATACCATCTAGACATTGTTAAGAACAGTAGTGTGAACAATCCCGATGAAACTGTGAAGGTTAAGAAGCCTACATCGCCCCACAACTCTACTAGCATTGTCTGACCTCCTTATTCATTAAAAATCTCTTCAAGCATCAGTCTGAAATGATTTCGACGCCTAAGTTCTCTTAGCCTGAAATTCAAATCGTTTACCTTTTCTGACCTGTCGCTTGTTGATTTTCTTGCTTGTTCAATTTCTTTTTCAACCTGATCTAAGTTTTCACGTGGGGCGTCCTCGTGGATAGCCATTGTTCTATCCCTCCCTGCCTGGACGTACTACGTGAGCTGTACGAGCTTTTTGCTCTTCTGATGCCATCATGCCAAATTTACTTGCACTATGGACAGCTTCAAGTAGTTTAACAGAAGTTTCACCCAATTCGGTTACTACATCTAATTGTGCTCCCTGCTGTTTTACAATTTCGAGAGTTTCATCTACCTTAATTTTCCACTCTCGTTCTCGTTCTTTTGCATCAGCAACTCTAGCATCTGCATTTGCCTTTGCTTCTTGAATTCTAGCTTCCTGAGATTCAAAAGCCCTTTGCATACCTGCTGGAGTTAATAGCCATCCACGGGCTAGAGCGATGAAAAGTAAAGGCAGGGGGCCGATTGTACCAATCCAAGGACCTATTGCATCTAACACGCCTTGTATCGCCTCCATAGTAACCTGCCCAATTATAGAAAAAAGCCAGGCACCGTAAGTGCCTGGCTTAGTGTGAACCACTTACATATTAAGTTATCGGACAGTTAGTTTAAATTACTGACAACTCATCCCATCCACGCTCTCCTGCGGCAGAACCAATAACAAGACCTAGCATTCCTGGCCTTGACCATACTCCAGATGAATCATAGAACCATCGTGAGGACTTTTCAGCCTCAAGAGCAGGGCAACCAAAGAATGTACGGCCTCTATCCTCAATGGTGTTGAAGTGGTGATAATGAGCTGAGAAGAATAGTGTAGTATCACCAATCTCTTCTCTACGTCCAAGGATCTGCTTTTCAATAGCAGCCTTAGAGCTTACTCCACCAGTTTTAGCACCAGATCCTTGAGAGATGTGCCCATGAGTAAAGTTAGCCTTTACTCCATTGAGTGTCAAATTAGTATCCTGACGATCTTCTGCAATGTGCCAAGTCAATAGCTCTTCATGAGAAGACCCTTCAAACACTCTCTTAGCAAGCTTAGCGACCATAGTAGAACTATTATCATAAATACTTGTCATAGCCTTAGCTGAGCCAAAGCGTGTGTGCTCACCATGATTAGAAGGCACTGAAGAAATCTGAATAGGTAGAGCTAGCTCTAGCAATTCGTAAATGCTCCAGATTCTCATATCAAAATCAAGTTCAATCTGGTCAGAATAACTTATCTCAACTTCATACGGCTGAGATGCATAGTTACCTACAGCACCTTCATGCTCATCACCCATAAAGGCAATAGCAAGTTCACTGACAGGTAGTCCAGAATGCTGAAGATTACGAATTCTATTAATGTGGCCTTCAATACCATTAGTCCAGTTAACTAAAGCCTCTTGTGTTCCAGGCTTACCTAGTTGAGGGTCTGCAACTAAAATAGTATAGGTGAGACCTGTATCTCCGAAAAGAGTTTTAGATGGGTTGGCTGAGAGTGCCTTTAAGGTCTCACGCCATCCAGCTACATCAAAGTTATCTCCGATTGCGCCAGATTCATCTGACTTCTTCTGAATCTGGGCACGATAACTGAATCGCATATTACCAGATGTGCCCCAAGCCTTCATTGTAACAGGCTCAACTACTTCGAATACCTCAGGATCAAGACCCCAAACTGCCAGAGTATTAGTCCAGTCAGTAATCTTTTCCTCTACAGCTCCTGTATTGATAATTCCTGTGTCGCCAGTTAACTGAATACTTGGAACATCAGTTGAGGGAGTAACATCTGATTCTGTCTGCTTCAATTCTCTTTGACGACGTTTTAGTGTTTCTACGTTTCGGCCTGGAAAATTTAGAAGAAAATCTTCTACTGTAATACAAGATAGAAGCTTTTTCTTGTTTTCGTCAGTCCATTCAATAGGCTGAGACAAAATATAAATTCCTTAATGTGAGCGCCTGTATTCGTCAGGCAACTAAGTATAGTGTAGCACAGCGCTGATCATGCGTCTATATGTGCAGGACAAGTACAATACTACAGCAAGAAGGCCCCCGACGCAAGTCAGAGGCCTTCTTGGTAAAGCTATTTAATTTCAGGCCCCGACATCGGCAATTACGAACTGCTCTGGGCGAGTGATAATTGGTAGGAAGTTGTACTCAATAAGAACCTGACGGCCTGAAGGGTCTGGCTCAGTCCAGCTCTTTGAGAAACGACCAATGAAGTTAGCTGGAGCTGAGAAGTCAGCAGTTGGTCCTTCAACCAATTCTACTGGACGGTTTGTGTCGAAGTTACCAAGGATAACAGTGTCATCTGCTAGGTAACCTACTTCATCTCCTGCGTCTGTCTCATATACGTGCTCAACTGCCTGCCAGTCAAGACCTAGGAATCCTGGAAGTGTTCCAGTAGCTACGTAGGCATCCTTTAGTCTGTCAGATAGTAGTGCACCACCGGCCTGTAGCACAAGTGATCCGTTTACGTCAGCGTTAGCTGCAAATGCGTGCATAATTCGGTCAATAGTTGCCTGAGTAGCATATGCCTTATTTGCATTTACGCGGCCATGGTTAAGGATGAGCTTACGCCATGCCTGAACATCTTCGATGATTTCTGTAGGTGTTGCAGTTGCCCATGGAGTACCAGCGTCAACGCGGTGGTCTGCTGGGAACTTGTAATCAATGCTTGCCTGTACGTCTGGGAAGTCTAGCACAAGGTTACCGCCGACTGCCTTCCATAGAGTATACTCTACAAAAGCATCAATACGGCTGTTAAGATCCTGAAGCTCACGAACAACTTCACGCTCTGCGTTGACCTTACCGTTTACTGTTCCAACCTCACGAAGCCACATTAGAGTAGTAGGCTCGAAAACCTTCTTCTCACGAACGTATAGCAAGCTAGCACTTGCCTGCTCGCGGCCTAGACGACCAACGATGTGTGCTTCTGAGTTAGGAACGTTAGGCTTTGCCATCATACGAGAACCGCGAATGATGTCCCAACTAAATGTCTGAGTAGGTACCTGGCGCTTTGGAGTACTGTTTAAAAGAATCATATTCTGAGCAGCAGGAAGCTTTTCCACGACGCCCAACAGAACCAAAGGCTCCAATAGACTAATATCTGGCACTTTGAGTCTCCTTCATAATTAGGGGCCGCAGTTTTTGCATTCCCAAAAAAGTAAAGTAGCGACCCCTTGAGGTCCGACCTGCACTGCCAATATGGCTCTTCCAGTTGGTCTTTAAGATTTTGTTACTAATTCAGTTATCGGACAGTTTTATTGAGAAGTCAGAAAAGCGTTAAAAGTAATTTCAAAGACAACAAAAAAGAGGCCCCTTAGGAGCCTCAATTTCGTAAATCTTATATACCCTGACTTACCAGGCGACTGTTCTTCTTTTGATTGCAAGTCGAGCAAGCCCTTACAATATTAAACCAATGATCTGTTCCGCCCCTAGCCAAAGGAAAGTAATGATCATCATGCATCGTAGAAGTAAAACCCTTACAGTAGAAACAAGGATCATTCTTGATCCGTTTGCGATGAAGAGTAGATTTCTTTCTATCTAATTTAGACATAGATATTAAGGTTCTGGCTCGATGTCTAGCTTTGCGGCCCTTACGAGCTTCAGGATTAGCCTTATCTCTAGCTGCGGAAGCTGCTAGCATTTTTTCACGATTCTTCTTGTAATATTCTTGCGCATAAGGTCGTTGAAATTTTTCATACAAGTCTTTGCCTAAAGCTTTAGCGCGAGCATTAACTTTAGCACGAATCTCTTCACCTTTTTCCTCATAACGCTTTTTGTTATATTCAGAAAAGCACTGTTTGCACTTAGACTGCAAACCATCTTTAGCTGAACCTAGCTTACTAAAGCAGTCTAAAGGTTTATTAATTTTACAGCGGGAACAACATTTCATATTTTAGTTCTCCAAGATAAAAAGAAGGCACCCATATGGGTGCCTTCTAATTGTACACTATATGCTCGTAAATGTAAAACGGACATATAGGTACATATTATCTCAAAAAATAAAAGTTCCCATAGCTGCACTTGTGCGAGCGTTAAGGGAAGTGATAGCTCCTGAATCAGCACCAGATACTAGAGAAAGCTTTAGTGCGCCAGAGATAACAATGTTACCCTGCTGCTCTCCTGTACTTGTGTCTGCTGCACGACGAAGAACACCTACCGGAGTACCAAGTCCGTTAGAGCCACCACTTGTGTAAACATGGTAGCGCTTAGTAGTTGTGTGTTGTGCAATTACTGTTCCTGCTGGAAGGATTCCTTGTCCTGCGGCTAGAGTTACACCCTTCTGACGCAGACCAACAGCAGAGTAAAGAATCTCTGTTGGGGCGTAGGTACCTGTAGGGCTTGTATAGCCAGGAGAAGGAATTCTCTCAAAATCTGTTGTTGCCATATCTAATCGACCTCTCTTTTAATTAAATTCCTCAGATGTTCAATGCGCTTAGACGGGCTACTTCAGCATTTACATCTACCTGTGTTTCGTCCTTTTCCTCTACAGATGTTCCTACTGGTGTTCCGCTTAGGTCAACCTTAGGCTCTGCTGGTAGAAGCTTAGTGTAAAGATCCTGGTTGCTTAGATACAGTTCCTTCATTGCGTCTGCACTAGCAGGATCAATGAAACCTTCAGCTACCTTAGCCTTTACTTCAGCGTCTGCATCCTTCTCGCGATTTGAAAGCTCAAGAGCTTCGATGCGATTAGTTAGCTTTACATTATCAGTTGCTAGCTCAACTACAGCTCCTACAACCTGCTCTACATTTGCGCCTGCATCGTCAGCAGTTAGCTTAACTACGCCTGCTTCAGTTAGTGCAGTTACAAGCTTATTTGAAAGCTCGGCAGTAGTATCTGTTTCTGCTGGCTTAGCAGCCTCAGCCTGAAGAGCTACAACATCAATGTTGTGCTCATCCTTCAGAGCTGCAAGAAGCTCTTCCTTAGTCATTGTTTTTGGCTCCTCTACCTCTGGTTCTTCTACTGAACCTGAATTGTCGTCTACAACAGTTTCGGCGGATTCAGTTAAAAGAACCGCTTCTTCTGAATTATCGGCTGATGCCTTTACTATTTCTTCATAATCCTCTAAATTAGTAATGTAGGGACGATTAGTCACAGCTACATGACAAAGAGTAGGCCCAACCTTTTTGGTGGTGGATGTGTCGGTATAGTTCATAGCAATCATTGCTGATGCACCAATATAGGTTTTATTCTTGAACTTCTCGACAGCCTTAGGATCACGAGCATCAATTACTGCATAAACCTTGTTATCTTTAACTTCAATATCTACAACTTCACCAACGTTACGATCAGGATCTTCTACGTGCTCGTTCTTGTCATTAGCAAGAGGAACTTGTACAATATCGCAAGCCTTGTTAGTAAAGTTAGTTTTTAGCGCTGTAACGAAAGCATCGTCAATCTTAATTCGGCCGACAGCAGGATGAACAAGATCCCTACCTACGTTAAGAATATGCTTCCTGAACAGGGTGCCAGAACTCTTCCTTGACAGCTCAATAGATGCTTCTGTCATCTCATCGTAAGCTGCACCATCCCTACTAGGAATGATTACAAAATTGTTATCCACTGCATACCTCCATTATACTGACACATTGTACATCGGCATAATTTAAATTTATTCCAAAAAAGTTGACATTCCTGCATCCCAATGAGTTAGGAATGCCTTTTCTGTCAATCTTTTACTTATTACTCCATGTTTATTCTGGTAGTATACTTGCCCATCAGATTCAACAATAAGGAAGGCCTTGGCGTATCCTTTACCTCTGCCATACCTTCCCGGCTTTAGCTTCTTACCAGCAAATTCTACGAACTCAGGCTCCTTGGCCTCAAAAGTAATTCCCTTTGCAGCCAGCTCAACCAGAGAGTTTCGTAACTCTAATGTGAACTGATTCATTGTCATTTTAGTTTCTCACCCTTATTTACTCCCCAGCCCTTCTCCTGGAACTTCTTCCAGTCAAATTCTTGGCGATTTGATTTAGTACCATCCCCGAATTGGAATTGAACAGTACCGTCTGCATAAACTAATAGTTTAACACCTGGCAACTTAGGATTTGATAGTAACCTTAGTACAGCCGCTGATCCAGTATTACCTTCTCCCTTATTCTTGGCATCTGATCCTTGGCTGACGCGAGGATCACTAGATTTATGAATAGTACCTGCGGCAGGAGTGTCATTAGGATTATTCTTAGGCTTAGTATTGCCAGGCTTAACTCCTGTGCCTAATGGAGTACCAATAGGCAGCCCATAACGACGAACACCTTCTTGAGTCAGAACTTTTCTCTGTCCTGCTAACTCGATGACCAATTTATCATCTTCCGGCTTGTCACCAAACTCTGTAGCTAACACAAACCCCATATCCAGTAAATGACTTAATGTAAAGCCTTCTGGAAGCATATCTGTAGGAATAGTATTATCGGGAGAGATTTCACCATCGGCAGATACTTCTCCTGTAGGCGCTACAGCTTCAGCAGTCTTAAGTGCCTCTTCTTCTTTTTCAATAGTCTCATAATCGATTTCTAGGCCGAACTTATCTGCCATCTTCTTTTCAGTCTCGCGGAAAAATTCTGGTGTAAAGTTTCCACCTTGAATACCTGCAAGAGCTGTGAATACTTCCTGAATGGCATTCTTATCATCATCAGTGAATGGACCCCAGCGGAATTCAGGATACTTACCTGACTTGAAATTCCAATCAATGAAGCGAGGAATGATGTAGTGATTTATGATAGAAGCAATTTCTGTCATAATAGTCTGAAGCATCATAACGAACAATGAGTCAGTCTGCTTGCCGAAGTCAACTAGAGACGCGTCTCCACCAGTTCCTTGGTTCTCATCAAAGAATGCTGCCAAAATAGACTTAGACATCTGAGAGTTGTGGTGATTAATGTAAGACAGGAAGTCGAAACTTCCACCTTCCTTCAGCAATTCCACAAGGTAATTTTCAGGTTTCGTCATCCACTGAGCTACACCAAGGTCAGATAGACCCATCTGGAATGCAACCTTTTCATTGTCATCATGGTCTTCAGGAATAGTACCAACACGAGTACCAACAGCAGAGCGCTGTGCTGCCAGGTGCATCAAATAGTAAAGTTTTACCTTTTTATCAAAGTGATAAAATGCTGCTTCAAAATAGCTAAGGCCATAGAACTTGTTTTCTTCCTCTTGGGCGGCATAATATACACAAGAATTTCTAGGAATCTTAACATCAATAATCTCTCCACCGGGACGGTGAGTAACCTGACGGAATCCATCAAAGCTACCGTCTTTAGTTACCAAGAATTTTACAGTGTCGGCTGGCAGATAATTAAGCTTCTTGAGAGTCCACTTACCTTTAAGTGGCCCAGTCTTAGGTTGCCAATAAACCATTTCAAACGGAGAAAACCCATCGAATACAGCCTGAAGCATCTGAGCAATGATTCTGGTTAGTGGGACACTCATTCCACCAGCATTAGGAGGCAGTGTGAATAACTGCTCAATAAACTCAGCCTCTTCTTCGCCTCCCTCCTCGATTTGAGCAGGAACGAATGTAGCAGTTTGTAGGGCTGCTCTAATAGGTAAAGTAAGAAGACGGTACAAGGCGCGGGCCTGTCCGTCTGTACGACGCATTCTTATTAATTGCTTAACAGTTACTTCGGAATGCTTGTAAACAAGATGAGAGCCTTTATAAGGTTCAGTAAAAGGCATATTGTCATTGAAACCTATTTCCACTAAGGAGCGGGGCTTAGGTGTAGCCATATCTTCTCTTGCCATTAGTTTCCTCCTGCCGACATCTTTTTAAGCTATCGGCAGGAGAATTCTAAAATTGTTCTGGCATCATCAAAATATGTGACATTCCTATAGGAAGATCAACTCTAGGACCCATTGTGATCTCAGATTTTCTATAAAAAGCCACTTCTCCGTCTGAATTTTCACGGCCACCTTGCTCAACAGCTCCAAAAACTGCGCAAGCTAAGGCGTCAGCTTCATCCTTTGAACCTAATCTAGGGTGATCTACCTTACCATTTGGTAGCTTAGTAAGACCTAGCAATTCATCAACCAGAAGATCTCTATGGCCCGCAATAAGTCTTCCATCGTACATAACATCCATAAGGTTACGCCAAGGTTCATTAGAGCGATCAGTAGATACCTTCATAGACTCTACGCCCATTTTTTCAAGCTGTTGCATTGAATCACGAGATTCATAACCATCGAAAGTAAAACGCTTAATTCTGAAACCTCGTCTACGCAACTCATAAGCTAATTCACGAGCCCAACGAATCTGAATTTCTCGTGGAGGGTTTTCACCTTTGTTGGCCTCAAAACTGAATACAAAGTCCACCTTGATGATGGGACGCAATTCCCTAGAAGTAATTACTGATCCATCCTCTAGAGTTACTTCTGACTCAAACTCTTCCTTACGGACAGTATGTGCCATAGCAATTCCTGCACGGTCTCCTGTTACTGCCAGGTCACCGTGCATGGCGTACTGTGCGCCCTTGATAGGTTTCAAATCAGGGGAAAAATCGTATCTGACTTCCCATCCATCTCCATCTCGGTAATACATAACTTCGACAGGCTGTCGCTCTACAGGAGTAAAGGCTGAGCGCACCAAAAACTCATTACGGAAGAATGGATCAGAGGCCTTGCTAGGCTTACATTCATACTTAGCCTTAGCCATGTTAGCATCTTCTTCGTAGTCCGATACGAAGATCTCAGGTACTTCCACAGTACTTCCAGCTACAGGAACTAGTGTGAACTGCTTGAAGTTAGGATTAACTTCCCATGTAGGTAATGGGCCAGACACATAATGACGTGACTTGTCACCATGCTTTTCATTATCTTCACGACTTTGAGCTGTAAGACGCTGAATAGCTGATCCAAGATAACGAGGATAAGAAATACGAACATTTTTGAATGTTCTAGGAAAACGAGTAGATGATGATGTACGCATCATATCAAGAATTCCTTCTACGGTATTCTGTGGTACTCGTCCTGTAGTATTTCCTCGTACCTCTTCCTTAGACCTAAAACCGTCAATCTCGTCAGCTACGCCTAGAAGAAGGTTAAGACCTTCCTGAGATTCAGCCTCTGAGTGCCCTGAGATCGCTTCTACGTTTTTTGCATAGACAATCGCACCACGAGTAGGGGCAGACCTTTGAGAAAACCATGGAGAAGTTCTCACAAGCTTTTCTACAGGATCGAAGAACGCTCTCTGCGCCTGCTGTGCGTTCATCGCAACATTAAGTAGGTGAATAGAGTCCTGTCCAGGCATGCCGAAATAATCCTGCGGTGAGCGAAGACAAAGTAGTAGATATGCTACACGCAGAGAAATAGTTCTACATACGTGTCCCTTACCTGAACCCTTGCCCCACTGAAGATTAACAAAGTTAACCATTCTGAGAGGTTCAGCCCAATAAGGATCGAAGTGCTCACCCATAAGAGGGTATAGCTCCGGGAAGTAAATTCTTTCCGCGTAGCGTACGCATTCATACTGTACGGCAGATAATGGAGGAGAGCCCATAAACTTCTTATCTCGCACGAAAACGTCAAGAGATACAGGCTCCTCCTCAAATATGTCATCCAGGTCAGACTTTGGATTCTCGTCCAGCGTTCCAACCAATAAGTCTGATAGGTTCATATTATCCTCTATTGCTTAATAGCGCGATAAGGTTTGGCTTACCTTCCAATGCAACTATTTGACGAACGTATTCAGCAGATCCTGGCTGAGAAGATAATCTTACCATTTCTGATAAACTTCCACGATCCTTGTATGTACAAGGAATGTGAGATGCTGTTACTAGCTGGGCATCAGTTAAACTAGTCTGTAATTCTGAAGCAGAAAGTTCAACGTAGGCTTGCTTAACTTCCTTCTCTTCACCAAAAGTAGCTTTACCTGTTTTATCAACAGTATAAGGTACTTTTACTGACTGCGTAACTGCCGCTTCCATATCTCCATTAGGATAAGTTTCCTTAGTGACAATTAAGAAGTTATTCCATACTTCGCGAACCCAAATATAGTTCCTGTTGCCTCCAGGGTTGGCTGCCTTATACTGTCGACGAACGTCATCGATATTGTAAGAATTAGCTAAGAATAAAGTAATTTCCTTGTCAGAGGATAGCTTCATTTTCTTATTATTAAACTTGGCGGCCTTTTTCTTTGACTCCCATTCAGCTAGCGCCTTTGCAGCCTTGGCACGAGTATCAGCGTCAACGCCTCCTCCGCCACCAGACCAGGTCTTTACACGACCTACAGCAATAGCGATAGCCTGTGATACAGACTTAGATTTGTCTCCTCGCAGAATAGCACGTGCAATGCGGCAAATATAGTCAGGAAGTCCGCCTACGGCATCTTCCTCTACCCAGTTATTTTTGCCGGGCTTTTTTGCTAGAGTACATCCAGCAAGATAAATGATGTGATTAAAATCTGATTCTGTCAGCATTACAGTAGACACAACTGTCTCCTTAAATTAATTGTGAGCCTGTCTAGTTTTATCGGTAAACACAAAAAACGCAACCCAACCGAAGTCGAGTTGCGTTTTTCTCATTCTAGGTTTTGTGCCCAATGAATATGTTGTGTTTGTTTAGTAGCAAACTTACGAGGATACATTAGCCTATATTGTGAATCAGTTATTTCATTTCTGAGATACTTCATAAGTTTAGAATTAGGTCCTGGACAAATATCTGTAATTCCGTTTTCATCCATTCTGAATGTTAAAGACTTATCTTCAGAATGCCAAACTCTTGGAGTAGTTTTTGGCCTATACATTAGATTCCTACTTTTCTAAACTCTTCTACTAGATCATTAAGTAATTCTGCTTTGGCTGGACTGCTTGATGTACTAAGAACTCTCTTAATAATATCTCTAACTTCACGTAGAGTAGCTTCACGGTCTTCTTGAGCAGTAGCCTTTGCCAGCATCTTCTGGAATTGTGCCAGGACAGAAAGAAGATAAACATTCTGCTTGTCCTGAGCGATTGGATTAAGGTTTTCAAATCCTGCCGCTTCACGCATCTTGATAATGATATAGTTTGTAGCAATACGCTCAATAAGAATATAGTTAGCTGTCGTCATTGGAACGTTTTTCGCTTCTTCTAACATCTTTTGCATGATCGCAGTGTGAAGCATAGAATACTTCACAGGAATTCTTTCATCCCCAAGCTCGAAAGCTGTTTCCAGAAACTCTGGACCCATATTGATAGTCATAGTAATACCTCCTAGAAGGCATTATCGGCTATCTCATTCATCAGCAGAAATCAAGCATTCCTCTATAAAGTTAATAAGATCTGTCTCGGATTGCTGACCAACTACTGTTCCCAGCACTCTTCCTTCGTTTGTCTCTACAACAAAAGTTGGAATAGACCTAACATCGTAGCGCTCAAGAGTCGGTTCATTGCTGTCAGAATCAGCGTCCACCTTGACTAATTCAATCAGATCATCGTATTGCTGCATTACTACTGGCACGACTGAAGCCATTCGCTTGCACGGAATGCACCAGTTCGCCCACACGTAAATCATTTTGTATTTCATATAACATTTCCTCAAAGGTCATCGAAGCAGAAACCTCTTCTGCCTGCACAAGCTTATCACGCTTAGCAGGAAAATGTCCAGTAACAAGCTCAGGCCATGCAGGACCGTCAGATAATTCCTTGGCAAGCAATTCAGCAGCATAATGATGGAATCTACCCTCAAGAACATCCTGACGAGTAGTGGACTCACGTGCATAAACTGCCATCATACCGTGAATAGCAGAGTCTACCCAAATATCTACTTTTGATATTAGAGCGGTAAGTTTGCTAGTAACAGGAACGATTTCAATCTTAGTACACTTAGCTCTATTGCCACGAACACCCCACTCACGAATCTTAAGTATTCCAGCAGATTCCAGTAGCTCAAGACACTTACGCAAAGTTAAGTAGCCTAGCTCTCGCTGATAAACTGCTTTAATCCAAGTATTAATAGAATCAAATGCAAACAGAACCTCATGCTTGAATTCAGATGCTGCACGATGAGCTATAGCTTCAGCTACTATGTGTAAGTTGGCCTGAGTGTCTTTACGACGATGAGTAACATTTTCTTTCACATGCTGAACTAATTCATAAGCTTGAACAGGAATAGTTTTAATGTAAGTATCAATGTCTTGAGCTACCTTGAAGATCATCTTCTGTCCAGCACTTTTGTTCAAAGATACAGGAAAAAAAACTTTCTTCTTCTCCCCGCTAGCAACGACCATCTTTCTTGATCTAGCAGCTAGTCTGATGAGACGATCTGATGGTGTGCCATATTTGAGAAGTCTTTTGATCTCCTCAGACTCGTGAGTGAACATGTAAGCTACCCAAGCATATGCTTTAGCCTTCTCACGCTCACGTCTTTGTTTCCTGGTCAGCACTTTATCAGATTCCTGTTCTGCTTGTTCTTAGATGTTGCAAGTTTACAGCATCTTGATCTGTTCTGCAAGCTGAATCTTCCCCTTACCATCCCCTAGGAGGAACTAGATACTTACCTACACTTGGAATAGTGCTTGAGAACTGGTAGAATTGAGTTCTCAACTAGTACAGAAAGATGACTATGAACCTCCCTACCTTTAACCTTGGTACACCCAAACAGCGTAGTGCTGCGGCATACCTTCGTCAAGCCTACATCAACAAGTTGCTTGAGCGAGGATTCGATAAAGATGATCTCCAGCAGTTTATAACTGTTCGATGTGTTGCCAAATGGTGGCTTGACAATAAAGATAAACTCGGCGTCATGGATGCATCCAAGCATTTCAGATCTGCTACAAGATTAGTAACAAAGCATGGATCTGCTGAAGATGCAGCGGAAGCAATAATTGATTCAGCTTATGAACAGGAGAAGAAAACAGCGGAGTATGTTTACAACTCCACTCCAATGTTCAAACTATAACCAACCTTACCCGAGGAACTAGATACTTACCTACACTTGGAAGAGAAGAAAGTTATGACTAGATTAATACAAATGTTGAAGTCAAAGATTCCGTCATCAGCATGCTCTATTGGGCAACATACAGCCTGTGCTGATAGAAGATGTGGCTGTTACTGTCACGAGAGAAATAACTAATAATGAGAGTCCTTCCGATAAATACATTAAGACTTTTTAGGAAGGAATTTCGATGGGAACTATTGCAGATGAGATGAACCTGAAACCAGGAGACCTAGGGTTTACAAGAATCACTGGCTTCACAGGCTGGTGGGTAAATCTGGGACAGGCACTAACAGGAGATGCGTGTAGATATACTCACGTCTTTGTTGTCATGGATGATGATACAGTATTGGAAGCCATGCCTAACGGCGCTAGATTCGCTCCTCTGGACCGAGAATATAAGACTGATGTAGTGTATACCAGACTACCTTTAAGCCCGGAACAAAGGACTCAGGTCGTTGTAGAGGCACGAAGATTAATGTCTCGAAAAGGAGGAATTCCTTACAGTTTCACTGACTATCTTGCATTAGCTCTAGCTCATTGGGGATTCAAGCCAAAATGGCTCAGAAATTATATCTCCAAATCTGGACGCATGATTTGCAGCCAGTTAGCAGATTATCTTCTGAGCCATTCGGGATTTGATGTTTTCAGTGATGATAGACTATCTCAGGATGTTACACCAGGAGATCTTTATTATGGAACTGATCTTCGATTCCTTGGATCTACTAAAGCAGGAGAGAATCCTGAACTTCCAGGACAACCACCACTAGATTAAACTTCAATATAGCGCTGTCGGCCCCTGATTTCGGTAAAGTCTGCACCTTGACTTGTTGCCATGAGATCAGGGGTCATGTGCGTTCCGAACAAGCCTATATGGTTGGATCTACTTTGTACAGGTTTAATAATTCGCATATCTTTAGCTGTTAGAATTCTGTTAATATTCCAATCCCATCCAGCTTGCGACCCGTCAGGTAACCCAGTAGAGTAGTCCTTGTCCCAGGTATCACATAAATGCTCTTCCCAGCGATCTCTCCACGTTCCCCAGATCAAGGGACTGAAGTGACCTGCACTGTAAAGCTGATTAGCTTTACCTTGACCGAGATCAGAAAATGCATTGATAGCTAAAGTTTTGTAGCTGGTCTGATACTCCAAGGCAGTCCATTCGAACATTTCAAGAATGTCCTGACTAACAATAACATCATCTTCTGCTAGAACAACAAAATCTGCGCCATTTTCAAATGCTGTATTAAGAGCATTCCAAGGATTTACTAATACTCCTTGTACAGTTTCATTAACTCTGGCGGTTACAGTAGTACTTAATGCTAGAGCCATTTCTCCTACTATTTCTTGCTTATCTGAAGGTTCAATAAAGAATGTAGTATTCCAATTCTTTAAGTTTCTTACTCCATTCCAGCTACTAACTGTCGGACCTAAGTAATCTGGTCTGTTGTAAGCTGTGAATACTAATTCTGTTTTCATATAACTTGTCTCCTGATCATTCCTGAAAGTATTTTTGCATGATGTTCTAAATCATCTACTAAGTATCTATGATACTCAGCTTTATCAGCTTTATCTAGTGCTGAGTCACTGGAAAATACATATCCTGCATCTGAAATACTTTTGCCTACGGCTGGATGCATATGTTCAACATAAACCTCAGGAATATATCGTATGCTATTTATAGCTTTTCCTAGCTCGAGCCAAAAATTATCTGCATACAAGTGCATTAGACTTGGTAGAGTCATAAAATCTAATGTTAGTGGGATGTCCGCTGTCATTGCCACATAAGTAGGAATAGCTGCATCTTGTAATCCATCTCTACCATAGACAAATCCCGAACCCATTTCCATTAGGTTGTTGATAAAAATTTCATCCCACCCTAATGTTCTCGGCATGTGATCATCGCCCATGAATCCTACAGCATAGCTGTAGATTTTTCTTCTATCCTTCAAATAACCTAGATTAAGAGGGGAAACAAATCCTGGTCTATCTGGAGTTACAACCATAGCTTCATTTAGTCCTTGATATTGGTCAGCTTTCTTATCATTATCTGAGATAATGAACACGATCCTACTATTTAACTTAATCGTGTTGTAGAACTGCTCCTGAAGTCTAAGAGCATTTCCTGGCCTACCCTTAGTAGGAACATAAATAGTTAGGTCATACTCACCGTCTGTTAGATTATTCATATCTCTCCCAATAAAAAGACGTCGACATGCTAATACGACACATCGACGTCTAAATTATTTGATTGTGTTTATAGTGCGTTCTTTAGTGCTTCTGCACGATCTGTTCCTAAAATACTACGAAGTGTAGCAGCTAATTCTTCAGCACTGGTTGATCCTAATGCTTCAACTACAGCGGTGGCGTTCTCTCCTGCTGTAGGCACAGCCAACGCTTCTCTTAAAGCTGCAATTTCGGCAGGATCAAGGTCTACTCTTTCACCAATTCCTGCAACAACTTCAGCTAGAGCAGCTACTCCCTTAGCGGCATCATAAGCATAAATAGCGCTAAGCATATTATAATTACTTGCTGTTTGATCACGAACTACAAAACGATTCTCAGTTGAATTAGTTCCATACTTCAGCGCCCAAACCTTTTCAGCAATCTTATTCATTTCGACATCAGTTAAAGCCATCTCTTCCTCCTCTACTGGTGGCTTTGCGGCTGAGTTATAAGGCTCACCCTTCAAAATAGAAAGGATAGCTCGCATAGCATTCATGTCATTAACGTACTTACGACGAATTTCTAGGTGAATGTGCCATTTGTGATCAGATGTAGCGGTACCTATAGTGCCTTTAACTACATCGTAACGGCCTGCATCACCTTGACCGTCCCAACCATTCCACGCATTAATATATTTCATACGTGGATCGTTTGCACGATTCTTCCAAGCATCTCTTAATCTGACAT